TACAACGACATCACGCCCATCCGTGATACGGTCACGCTCAATAACCCGTTTGCACTGACCGCCTCAACCACGGTGACGGTTACCGACGCGGCTCATGGCTGCGTGACGGGCGACTTCGTAACCTTCAGCGGTGCAGTGGCCATCGGCAGTGCAGGAACCAACGTGACCGCAGCGGTCCTGAACCAAGAGTTTCAGGTCACCGTCATCAACTCCAACACCTACACAATCACGATCTCTGTGGTGCCTAACGCCACGGCGATTGCCGGTTCTCCTGGCGGCGGTGCTTCGGTTGTTGCGGCCTATCAAGTAAACACCGGTTCCGCATTTGCAATTCCCCTGAACGGATGGGGCGCAGGCACTTGGGGGTCTGGCGCCTGGGGTATTGGCGGCACGTCCAACACAGCAATTCAGTTGTGGAGCCAAAAGAACTGGGGCGAAGACTTGGTGTTTGGCCCCCGTGGTGGCGGCATGTACTACTGGGATGCTTCGGCTGGAGTCACCACCCGTGGCGTCAACCTCTCTACCGTATCCGGGGCCAACGGCGTACCGACCAAGCAGAACTTGGTCTTCGTGTCCGACATCAATCGCTTTGTATTTGCTTTCGGGTGCAACGAGATCGGGTCGTCTGTGCTCGACCCCATGCTGATTCGGTGGTCGGATCAGGAGAGTGCGGTTGACTGGACCCCGGCGGCGACCAATCAGGCAGGAAGCCTGCGTCTGTCTGACGGCAGTGAAATCGTTTCGGCCATCCAAGCCCGTCAGGAAATCGTGGTGTTCACGGACTCCGCCGTTTACTCCTTGCAGTACCTTGGGGCACCAGAGGTTTGGGGCGCACAGATTCTGGGTAGCAACATCTCCATTGAGGGGCCGAACGCGGTAGCCATCGGCTCTGGGCGCATCTACTGGATGGGCGTGGATAAGTTCTACGTGTATGACGGTCGCATACAGACGCTTAAATGTGATCTGCGCCGTCACATCTTTGGGGATTTCAATCAGTCTCAAGCGGCTCAAGTCTTCGCCGGAACCAACGAGGGCTTCAATGAGATTTGGTGGTTCTACTGCTCTGCCAACTCTTTTTCCGTTGATCGGTACGTCGTTTACAACTACGCAGAGGAAATCTGGTACTACGGAAATCTAGCCCGGACGGCTTGGCTTGATTCGGGTTTGTTGGAGTATCCGATTGCCGCAACGTACCTGGGCAATATCGTGGAGCACGAGAACGGCGTGGATGACAACTCCACCGGGACACCCGTGGCAATCAATGCATACATCGAGTCTTCCGAGTTTGACATCGAAGACGGGCAGAACTTCGGCTTCGTCTGGCGCATGGTGCCGGACGTGACGTTCGTGGGGTCAACGGCAAACAACCCATCACTGACCATGACGCTCATCCCCATGAAGGGGTCGGGCTCCGGGTTTAACAATCCGCAGTCCCTGGGCGGGTCAAGTAGCGCAGCAGTCACGCGTACGGCGACGGTGCCGATTGAGCAGTTCACCAACATCGTTTACATCCGGGTGCGCGGGCGTCAGTTGATTATGAAGGCTGAGTCCACCGCGCTTGGCGTAGCGTGGCAGTTGGGCTCACCCCGCATCGACGTTCGCAACGACGGCAGACGCTGACATGACCTTACTGATCGAAAATGTCACCGTACCTGCGCCGCCCAATCTGCCTCTGGCACCCGGGGACTACGACTCTCGGTATCAGGAGCAGTTCAACAATATCTTGCGTCTGTACTTCAACCGTCTAGACGCAATACTGAGGGGCATCGTGGCAACCACATCACCCATCCCAGTCTCTATCGGCGGCACCAACGTAGACGCCTTTGGGCGGCTGCGGGTCAGCCAGCCCTATACGCTCTTCGACAGCCAGAACCGCTACGCCGCAGACAACCAATTCGATGTGGCCACGACGGGCACAGGCTCAACCACATACCTGCCCAACGAAGCGGCAGTTAAAATGGAAGTGACCGCAGGTGGTGTGGGAACCGTCGTTCGGCAGACTTATCGCTCTTTCCCCTATCAGCCGGGTAAGGGGTTGTTGGTGCTTGCCACTTTTGTGATGGACAGCAACCAGAGCCTGAACCTCACGCAGCGGGTGGGCTACTTCAACGACAGCAACGGTGTGTTCTTCCAACGCATCGACGGGGTTTACTCTTTTGTGCTGCGATCTTCGGTTACCGGCTCTCCGTCCGACGCCCGCACCGTAAACCAAGATGACTGGAACGGCGACAAGTTGGACGGCACAGGAGCCTCCGGCTATACGCTCGACCCGTCCAAGGCGCAGATTCTGTGGATGGATTTTGAGTGGTTGGGCGTAGGGTCGGTGCGGTGCGGCTTCATCATCAATGGCCAGTACATCGTTTGCCATACGTTTAACAACGCCAACGAGATCACCAACGTCTACATGACCACGGCTATCCTGCCGGTGCGGTATGAGATTAGAACCGCGACTTCTGCGGTGGCGGCTTCGATGAAGTCTATCTGCTCATCCGTAATCTCTGAAGGCGGATATGAGGCAACCTCCATCGAGCATGTGGCAAGACGGATAAACGCGACTTCCGGTTCAACCATCACGACTTCGTTCTACCCCATGGTGTCCATACGGTTGGCGTCAACGGCGCTTGGGGCGGTTGTCGTTCCTTCTTCTCTTAACTTCCTGCCCACAACGGCGGACAACTACGAACTTGCGCTGATTAAAAATCCAACGCTGACCGGACCGTCGTGGTCTGCCGTGTCTTCGGATGTAAACGTCGAATCTGATATTTCGGCCACCGCCATGACGGGCGGCATCATTGCGTCAAGTTCCTTCACCACGGGCAAGTCTGGCCCCACGCCGCTTGCTTCTGTGAATTCCTACAACTGGGATTTGCAACTTGGCGCATCTTTGGCGGGCGTGAGCGACATCTACACCTTGGCTGCTAGAGTGGTGACAACAGGCGGCGCGGGTTCCGGGGGCGGCATCGGGTCGCTTTCCTTCTACGACTTGACGCAATAAGATCATGGCGCGACTGTTTAACGAGCAGGAGTTTGAAGATTCGTTCAATGAGAACGATCTGCTGAACATCGTCGGCGGCGTCCCCGCACCAACTCCTGCACCCGCTCCCGCTCCGTTTAACTTCAAGGACTATATTTATCAGGGCGGGGCAGACGACACTGTCGCCACTCAGCGCGGCCTGGACTACATCCGCGAGCAAGGGCTTACTCCGCAGCAAGGTGTTGACCTGTTTAACACCAATCTCGGCACCAACTTCACGCTGGATGATTACTACCGGGCGACCGGGACACAACCGCCTGCTGCGCCTGTTGCTGCACCTGCGCCTTCACCTGCGCCTTCACCTGCGCCTGCACCCGCTCCGGCTCCTGCACCTGTTGCTGCTCCTGCCACAGTCTACGACCAACTTGAACAAGCGGGCCTGACAGAAGGGCCGGTAGAGCCGTTTGTCCCTGCGCCTGCTCCCGCTCCGGGGACGGCACCGGCTCCTGCGCCTGTGGCGGGTCCTGCTGATACTTGGGGCAAAGAATATGAGTCGCAACCGTTAGGCGACGGCAGTTATTCAATAAGTTCAATCCCAAACATTACTTTGCCTCCTGGGTTTAATTGGCAAGAATACGTCGATAAGAACCCGGACTTGAAGCAAGCGGGCATTGATACTCAAGCAGAGGCAGAGCGGCATTACCGTCTTTATGGTGTAAACGAAGGTCGTCAGGGAGTACCGGTTACGTCCCTGCAAGACGCCATCAACTTTGCCAAAACCAACATCACAAATCAGAATGCATTTGTTGATGCAGGCGAAGCGGGCCCACAGGGCGTTGCTCGGCAGATCGGCCAATACACCATTTCGCCCACTGGATACGGAACTGTTCAGGGTTACGACATTGCCGGGATAAGCGGGAAAACAGGTTCTGCCCTCCCATTTGCACCGGCAGGTACACCCTACGAGCAGATCGTAAGGACGGACGCAAACGGCAACATCGTCGGTTATCAGATGAATCTGAAGACCGGTGGTGACAGTGGTTACTACGTTGATCTGGATGCTAAGGGCAATATCACCCGGATTGACAACTACGATGAGTCTGAGAGTTGGCGCAAACCTGCCGCCATGTTTGCCACATTCCTTGGGGCGACGGTTGGTGTTCCGCAGATAGGGGCGTGGCTGTCTGGCGGTACGCTCGCAGCAAATTCCGCCGGAGCCGCTGCTCTTGGTGGCGCTGCTCTTGGTGGCGCAAACGCGGCTATTGCAGGGGCGGAAGGGGCAGACATCCTTAGAGCCGCAACGGTTGGGGCGGCGGCGGCTGGCGCTGGGCAATTTGCCGGTCAGTATGCTAATCAAGCAGTTAACAACCTTGGTCTCACGGGTACCGCAGCGGGCTCTGCTATTACGGGAGCCGCCACAGGTGCAGCGTCTGCATTGCCACAGGCAATTGCAACGGGGGACTTCTCTAACGTCTTCCAACAGGCCGCACTTGGCGGAGCCTCGTCAGCGGCAGGCAGCGCCCTGTCATCTACGCTTTCTGAGTCCGGGTTCACTCCAAAACAAATTCAGGGCGCATTCACGATTGCGGGGCAGTTGGCATCTGGGAATCTTGACCCCAGGACGCTCATTAGCGCCTTGGGTGATTTGAGCGGACACCCCGACGCCGATATTGCTGCCCGAGCAGCCCGCACCGGTCTTGCATTGAGCAAGGCAGACCTTAGCAATCCGGCATCCTTGAGTTCACTTCTTGGTGAATTGAACAGTCTTGCCAAAGCAGTTGATGATAAAGGTATCAAGCGACTGCCCGGCACCGTTCAAGGACCGCAAGTTAAAGTTACGGGGGAGGACCTTACATCAGTCGGCGCAATAGACGAAGATGAATTGGTCAACATCATTCGCAGCACAGAACTCCCCTCTGTATCCACGGGCGCGGGCACTGCTGGGACAGCAGGCACGACGGGAACGACAGGGCAGACCGCAGGCACTACGGGCCAGTTCTCTATCGGTAATCAACTTGGCACCGGCGCATACATCACACATGAAAATCAGGCCAGGGCAGCAAACTTGGTCAGCGACCTTGTAGATGTAAACAAACTTGATCGCGGCACGCTGTCGCGGATGGCAAGTTATATCTACCTGAATGATGAGCAAGGTCTGCGTGATGCTGTCAGCCAGTGGATGAGCGGAAATACTGGCGGTGTTCTGCCGACCAGTACGAAACTGACCGCCGACCGTGTCGCTGATGCAAGTTACTTCACGGACGACCCAAACGCAGACATCTTTGCCACAAACAAGCCGCCTGGAACCCCGGGTGTCAACTATGAAGTGGGTTTCTCAGATGCCGGTGTGCCCGGCGCTTTGGGGCAGCGTGTTGGTGTCACTGGCAAGTTCTTGCCAACTGGCGGAGCAGATACGGCAAATGCAGCAATTGATGCGCTTGGCGGAGGGACGGCTGCAACTGCATTTGTTGGGGGCATGGCTGAACTGGCCCAAGACATTAAGGGCGTCCACAACTGGCTAACCAATGCAGACCCCAACAGCAAAACCAACAGAATGCTGCGGGAGGCGGTTAGTGCTTCGGGAGACAGAGTCCCAGAAGATATTCAAAACCAGATAACAAACTGGTCACAAGGCGTACGTGACGCAAAAGGTTTTATAGATACTACAAAAGCCATATTTGGTGGTGCTGTAGATAACCCAAAGGGCGTTGGATTCTTAATACTAAAAGAGGGATTCCAAGAAGGTCCCCCTCTTGCTCTTGGTTTGGCCGCTAAGGGCGGCGCACTGGCGCTTAAATTTGGTAAAGAAATAGCCACAAAACTTGGCATAAGCGTCGATGCCGGTATAGATATTGCTGAAAATGCTGGGGCTAGTTGGTCACAGGGATATTCAGAGCGCAGAGCAAACCTTGATTCGTTGGTAAAGTCGGGCAAAATGACCGAGGACCAAGCCGATCAGGAGGCTCGTCGGGCAGGTTCAAATGCGCTTCTTAATGCTGCACTAACAACCTTTGGTGTGAGCAAGGCTGCGGGCGGCGATCCGGCAACGCAAACAATTATTCGCAAATCATTTACTGATGATGCGGGAAATGCCACCGTATCAACTTCCACAGCCCTAAGCAATCTTGCAAAAACTGTCGGCAAAGAATTTGCGACCGAGACAACAGAGGGGTCGCTGACAAACATTGGCGTAACAGGTGCAGTCAAGGGTATTGGAAATGTTACGCTTGCAGACATCGGCCAAGATATTGCTGAGGGAGCCCAGGAGGGTGTAATTGGCGGCGGCGTTGCGGGCGGGTTGAATTTGCCTGGGACGGCAGGTGATATAGGCCGTTCTGTCACCGGTGGAGGCACGCCTCCCGGTGGCACGGCTCCGACCACGCTCACAACCCCTGTTATTACAGGTCAAGGCGGACAAGTCTTGACCCTTGGGGACGTGCTTGGCACGCCTAGCACAACAGTTAAGACCGGATCGGCATTTGACCTCGGCGGCTTGGACAGCCAAACCATCATCAATGATTATGTAAACGAGGTTCTTGGTTCTGGTGCTCAATCGGTCACGATCAATCCTGACACAGTGATTCTGTCTGGCACAGATTCCAACGGTAACTCCGTATCCCTGACGGCTGCGGACTTGGGATTGGGCCAGACTGTGACAGCAACGCCTGGGGCAACCGGCGCGACAGGAAAAACCGCCGCCCCCGCTCCAAGTCCTGCACCATCTCCCGCGCCTGCGCCGAGTCCGGCTCCTTCTCCTGCGCCTTCGCAAGCGCCGAGTCCTGCTCCCGCCCCGGCAACTGATGCCGCAAACGAAGCGGCGGTGTTTAATGCCGCCTCACAGGAAGGTGTAAACCTGCCAAGCGGTTGGTTTGGGATGTCTGGCGCAGAAAAAGCGAGTTGGCTCTCTCAAAACAATGTTTCGTCCGCAACCATTACAAAGGTGGCGGGCAGTGATGGATTGGCCGCTTTGAAGGCGGCGGGATACGTTGATCTCACAACTGCCGCAGGGCCTGCTCCTGCTCCAGGGCCCGCACCCGCTCCTTCTCCGGCTCCTGCGCCTGAGCCTGCTCCGGCCCCGTCTCCGACGCCAAGTCCGGCTCCCGCGCCCACAGCAACACCTGCCCCGGCGCCTAGTACAGCCCCGTCTCCTGCGCCTAGCGTAGCACCTGCGCCTAGCGCAACCCCGTCACCGGCTCCTTCTGTTGCGCCTAGTCCTGCACCAAGTCCTGCCCCGGCACCAAGTCCCGTTCCGGCGCCCAGTCCGGCGCCTTCTCCTGTCCCTGCGCCGAGCCCTGCACCTGCTCCGTCTCCGGCTC